GTGGACATATTTAGTATCTCGTCCTTAGTTATTCTAAAATGTTCAGCTATACCATACAGCTCTATCTTTTCAATAAACTCAGGGATAATAGAAGTTGAAGCTGAGGACATTGTATATCGAGTGAAGAGTATCTTATGCCCTTGCTCCATAGTAAGGAGGGCTAAGAATGAACCAACGGCAAATGACTTACCACTACCTCTACCACCTGTTACAACAAAGTATCTACTGTCATTACCTAAGGCTTGATATTTAGCATTTAGTTGAGGTGCCTTCATTCTTCTTCTGTCACATCGATTACATCAGGGTCATCACTTTGATCTTGATTCCCTGCAAATAAATTCTTAATGTTTATATTTACTTTAGGTTTACCTTCTCTCAAGTCTACGTCTTCAGGCTTACCATATTTATATTCAAATAATAATTTCATATGTGGGAAGGATTCTTTAGCCTTTTCTGCTAGAGACTCCCAAGCCTTCTCCTCAGACCCAAACACTTGCTTCATTGCGTTTAAAGCATAGATATGTACCCTATCCTTCTTAGCTTTGTTAATGGCACCCGGAGTGGCTATAACAGGCTTATTCACCCTCTCACCTCTCTTCCTGCCATTGTTCTTTCTACCGTCTGTGTCTTTAACGTATTTCCTTTCTTTAGGCTTTCTCCCCATATACTACATCTTTTATCTTTTTAGCTACAGCCTCAACCACATCAACCGTTACAGCATTGCCACACATCTTATATCTTTGTGTGTCAGATATAGGTCCTTCACTACCTACCTTAGTCCAATTGTCTGGGAAGCCTTGCAGCCTTTCACACTCTATAGGTGTAAGCCTCCTTATTGAATTTACAAATTGATTCGTATTGTTTCCGGTTCCTGAAGAAGAATGTATGGTATTGGCTATATCTTTTTTGTGCCTACTAACAACCTTACCTTTAGAATCCCTACTATATCCTAACACATAATTATCTTTCTGAACTCTAGTGAGTGTGTTGGACACACCATCAGTATTAACCTCTAGTGTTTGTTTGAGTGGAGCCCCTTTACTTCTGTCTGAAGGATTGTCTGGATTCCTACCTCTCATAGCACCAATAACAGCTTGTTCACATCCAGTATCTAATGTTTGAGCAACACCCTTACCCACTCTCCCTCTTCTAGTTTTAGAGCTAGGATTAGAGTAGTTCAAGCAATCTTCACTTGTCATTTCTTCAAAACCTTTTGAGTTGTTGGTTTTTATCAATGTCATAGATGAATGCATCCCACCACTATTACCTCCTGCTGTTAAAGTTCTAACTGTTGTGGTTTGCTTTGCCCCTTCATCAATCCCTTTATAGTTTTCTCCGATAGGAAATATTTGTCCTCTACTTCCGTCTCCAAGATATCCAACAAGGTAGACTCTCTCTCTATTTTGGGGTAGAAACCACTTTGTATTAAGCAATTGCCATTCGAGTCGATAACCCCCAACGTTGGTAAACGCTTGCAGGATTGCTGCAAAGTCTTGGCGATTGTTTGAGCTGAATGTTCCTTTAACATTTTCCCAGATAAAAAAATCTGGTCTGCATTCTTCGATAAGCCTAATTGCTTCAAGGATAAGGCTTGATCTTTCTCCAGACATACCTCTCCTCTTTCCTGCAAGGCTAAAATCCTGGCAAGGGCTTCCGAAGGTGATTCCGTTGATTCTTGGTAATTCTGATCCTCGAATATCTGTAACTGATCCGACATATTTACTATCTTTAAAATTATGTTTATACACTTGTATTGCATATTTATCTATCTCTGAATTATAAGAGTTGATTTTAAATCCAGCTCTCTCTAATCCAAGGTGAAAACCACCTATACCACTAAATAAATCCAATAGATTAATTTGTTTCATTATGCTTCTTATATAAGAAATTATATACTGACCATATTGCTCTCGGCCACTCTTCTTGACTGTATTCTCTTTCACCAATCTTCTTGTCTCCACCGAATTCAACAACCAATCTAAATTTAACACCTAATTTGTTTTGAAACCTATCAGGGTCTTTGAATTCTATAGGTTTAGGATATATCTTATATCCTCTATCGAAGCACCACTTAGCTGCCTCTAGATTTATAACTATATTTTTTAGTTCAGTTTTCTTCTCTTTCGTTTTCATAAACAACCTCGTTTGTCTCCACCTTAAATGCATCTGAATTTGCTGTAGTAGGTTGATACTTGACTAATTGTGATTTGAGGAAGTTAAACATATGTATTAGTCTATTGTATTTTTCATTTAGATTTATATAATTCTCATTGAGCTTATTATATGCAGTCTCATATCGCTCTACAAGAGAATTGTGTCTTTTCTGGTAAACGTCTTCTAGAGTCACATAACCTTCATCATCATCGAAATGCTCAAGGCCTTCTTTAACTAACTTATTAAGTTCGTCATAATGATACCTCATTCTTTTATCGTACTCCATCCAACCCTCTAGCTTATTTATGCCGTTTATTGCTGTAGCGTGGTCTTTACCTACATATTCACCAATCACCTCTAAACTTAATCTAGAATGCGCTCTAGACAATTTGTAGTATAATGCTCTAGCCTCTACATAAGCCACCTTTCTAGTTGGTGTTGATATGTCAATCTTAAAGTATTGATCTACAATCTCTTTTATTAATCTCTGTCTCATATTAAAAATTATATTTGTTATCTAATTCTCTAGCTATTAATTTCAGTTCAGAATACGTTTTGTATTCAGCTTCATCCATAGCTTTTTTTATTCCGGAGCAGGCTTCATAGTTCTCTAGTCTCTCCTGCATTTTAAGTTCTAGGCCTAACTCATAAATAGATACACCCTCTAATAAACTCATAATCGTTAAGTAATAATACAACATCTCTTCTTCTTCAAAATTAGATAATCCCCCTAATCGTGTAGTCATTTAATTTGCTTGTCTTGTCTATAAAGTATTCTTGAAAAGTGCTTACACACTGTTTAACTTTATTCCCACCCAGTTCTCTGGTCTCATCACTTAATTCAAATATCCCTATATCACCTGTACCCTTCTCTACAACAACAAAAGTAAACCTACTTACATTGAATAGTTCAGAGTAGATATACCCCTGCATATCATAGTGCCAATCGTATTTAGCTGTCCTCTCCCACTTGTCTAATTTACTAGTGGTCTTGAGATCAATAAGATGACCATCCTTTAAGTAGTCAGCCTTACCTCTGAATGGTACACCAAACAATTCCCCAATTATAGGTACTTCAGCTTGACCACCAGTTAACAGTTCATTAGCGTGAGTGTTAAACCTTACGGCATTACACAATTCATTAGCCATATTAAGCTCACTGGTGAGCATAACCTCTTTACGATTAGCCTTAGCATAAGCCTGGGCTTCAGCGAATGTCTTTGTTCTTCTACTACCTACATCGCTAAACACATATTTATTATATAGCTTCTCCTCCTCCAACACAACGGTGTGTATCAATCTACCTTCTCTTAATGCAGGTACATCTGAGTTAACCTCTTTTGTATTGTTGAAGTAAGACTTTGGTGACTTATATAAATCTTTAGCTGCTGAAGATGATAGAGCATTCTTTCCAAGATAGCCATAATAGAACGAATCATCTTCCATCTGTTGTAGAAGTTCTTCCTTGTCCCATTCCTTACCATCAAATAATTTAATTGTTTCCATATCAATTAGACACTTGTTTTCTATCGTTTAATATATAATGTAACCCTGCTTTACTCATACCGAAATGTTCAATAGTCTTTTTTCTTGAACGATTACAGTTATTGTAATATTCAATCACTTCATCCTTATTGTACTTTATAGTCTGTCTACTAGCAAAATTAGCAATTCTTTCCCTTTCGGCTTTAGGCCTATCCATCATATTGTCTCTGTTGGTCCCAATAGCAATATTATCAAAACTATTGTCAGATTTGTCTCCATTTAAATGCCTAACACAAATACCTTTATTATAGATATCATCACCGTATTTTTGATATGCCTGGAGTCTGTGGGCAAACAGATATTTATTTTTGCCATCAACTTTTATGGAAACACACAAATATCCTTTGGTTTTATGTTTCAGTATATTATCCCTAACACCGCAAAACACACCGTCTTCCGTAACCTTATATCCTCTTTGCTTTGCAATGACCTCTAAATAAGAAAAATCTAAATTGTTATGTGTTTTCATATTGCTAATCTATGCAATTATTCGGATATAAATAAATGTGTTAACTATTATTTTTAGTTAAAT